CAGGAAACGTCTACGCGCAAGCGATGAATATTGGTGGAATAAATGTAGAGACCGCACACGGTCTTCAGAGTGTTTCCAACACGGGAAACGCCACGTCACTCACGTTAGAGTTTGCGAACGTGACGACAGGCTTCGTGACGACCGCGAATGCTCAGATCGGGCGGGACCTCGTAGTGACTGGAAACGCAACCGTTTCGGAGGAACTAACGGTCGCGAGTAATGCAATCGTCTCGTCGAACCTTAACGTATCCGATGATCTCATCGTGACCAATAACATCCTCGCATCCAATAATCTTACGGTTACGGGGAATCTAAACGTCACGACGATCATGTCTGACTCGAATGTCGTCGCCGAATACACGGGACCCCACGATCGACCCCTGCGGAAGTACCCGGAGGTGGGTTTTCCGACACAAGCCAACGGTGACATAGGAAATACCACCGTCACTTACAAGGGATACACGCTTACGTCTAGTACGACATATAATTATATTAATCATAACCTGACTAACGCGCTCGATGGTCTTACAAATACTACATGGTCAGGTAATCTTGGAAACTACACAACCGCTGGTGTCCCAGAAAGCACAACTCGTGGTGGACTAGGGGACTATGTTCAACTTGAATTACCTAATGCAATAAAAATACAACACACAAAGATTTTTTCACAAGAAACTGCTGGTTATTCTAATGGACCAAGAGATATTACGTTATATGGTAGTAATAATGGGACGGATTGGACGTCAATTAAAGTTGCCACAGATTTACCTCTAAATGGTGAAGCTTTGAATGCTACCGTTCATGTAAATTCGATTACGTTTTACAGATATTTTAGACTAGAAATCAATAAAATATGGATTGATTCTGGAAATGCAACTTATCCGAGAATTGCCGAATGGGAACTCTACGGTCACGAAGAAGGCAGTGGCTCCCTAGACACCACCCTAAAGTCCGTGTACAACGTGCCGGCGACCACGGGGACCCAGTTGGAGGTCTACTATGATGGGCAAGATTATACAGGTGTAACCTCGACGGTCACGGATAAGGCTGGTACAGCAACTAACGCGACTATAACAAACACTGGTAGTACAATAACCTTCGACTCCACATACAAAGCTTGGACGTTTGGTGGTTCTTCTAGTCGAACGGACACGTTTAGGTCGTCCACCCTTCCATCTACGTTCACAGGTAATCAGGTTCATTCTATTACTTTATGGTTTTACATGAGTAATATAAGTGATGGTTCTATTTTTGTAATTACGCCTAGTACCGGTGAAAATGGGGGTGACGTAATAATGGGTCAAACCCAAGGGAATGGTGCACGTATAGCGTATTCATTTTGGGGTAATGATGTCAGTTTTGATTTACCAACTAATTTGACAACGGAAACGTGGTATCATTTGAGCATGACATATGATGCAACGGATAACAGTACCGGTCGAAAAATGTTTTTGAATGGAATCGAGTGTACTGCGATAAATACCGCTTCGGGATCTCTCAGTTTACCTAATTCGAATATGATTATAAGTTTTGCGAATCGAATTTCTCAGACATCATATCCATTTTTCGGTTCCATCGCGAACTTCCGTCTCTACTCCAAGGCCCTGAACGCTGGGCAGGTCCAGGAACTCTACGATTACCAAAAAGACTATTTCTTGGGGTCCAAGTCCCAAGTGACCCTGTACAAAGGACACTTGGGCGTGGGGGTCACCGAACCCTCGGGGCAACTCGAGTTGGCGGGGGATGAGCGGATTCAAGAGTATCCTCCGGGTCCTATGAGTGATTATGATACCTATATACCGGGTCATGGTGTGTTCTCTTGGTATACCCCTTATTACTATCAAGGTGATTTTGAAACACATAGTGGTGTTGGTATGTACGCAAAAGATGAAGGGACGACAGGTTGGTATGGGCCTTATAATGGAAACAGTGGATACACGGGTGGTAATGTGTATGCCGGAACTGATTTTGCAGCGACATCTTCTTCCGGATTAGGATTCAATGATGCTTATGGTAATAGGTATTATGGTGCGTGGACAACGTTCAAGTTACCTTATAAAATTAATCTTAAGCGTTTACGAATAAGACAATGGGGAACCGCTGAATCTATAAATTCTAGATGCGCCCCTGAAGATGGTGTCATTCTAGGTTCAAATGACGGAACTAAGTGGTATCATGTACATACGTTCACCGGACTTCAATATGGTGGTTCTGCGGGTTCTTATAGTTTTTCGGCGGCAGGTGAATATGTTACAATCAATTGTAATACAGACTATAACCAATATGTCCTAATCACGACTAGAACACTTCATCACGCGTTTACTGTGATCATAGGCGAACTTCAATGGTTCGGCACCCCCGGTCCCACGACCCTCGATAAGGGTTCGCTGACATTAGGAAGGTCCCTCGATGTGCCCCGCATTTCGCGGTACGACGTGGATACGGAAACCCCGAGACCCGAGAAGTTGGTGGTGGATTTCGATACCACCGTCAATTCGAGTCCTACGGATATCTCGGGGAAGGGGAATCATGGGAGGTTTAGTAATGCCTCTGGTGTACCAACATATTCCGCAGCGGATAAGGCGTTCGATTTTGACGGTGTGAATGGAGCTATTTGGAGTGGCCCACTTTCTCCCGCGATGACTGGAGATAAAATATGTTCGATGTCGGCTTGGTTTAAAACCACGAACGCATCGACTGTAAACCAACATATCGTGTGGCTAGGTGCGTATTCAATCGCGGGATTACTTGCGGTGGCTGTATCTAATGGAACGTTAAGAATAAGTATCGGTTCTGGGTGTAGCCTTGATGTTGCTGGTGTCATTGAAAGTAATACATGGTATCACGTCGTCGGGATCAAGCAGGGTACCGGTAGTATTACGTCTAGTAACTTTTCGAGTACTTTTAAACTCTATTTAAATGGCGAACCAATGACCGGTACATTCGGTGGTACGGCGCGTACTTTAAATATCACTACCAATTACTGGTATATAGGTGCGGGTAATTCAACAGGGGCCGAACCTTTCTCGGGATATATCTCCAACCCTAAACTATACGACACAGTTCTCGAACCCTCAGAGATCCGCAAACTCTACAACTTGGGACGAACCGGGCGGTCCATGGTCATCAGCGACACGGCTGTCGGCATCGGGAAAGTCCCTGAAGCTCAGCTGGACGTGAGGGGAGACCTGCGGGTTGGTGGTCGATTATTAGCGAGTGTACCTTATTATTCGGCACGTCAAAGAGATACACAATCGTACGTATTTGATGAATCAATCGTTTATGATCAATATGTATATACAAATTACCCGGGTTCGTTCGTTGTTATCTCGGCTACGAATGGGTATTATCAACCTCCTATGAACGGTATGTATCAAGTACACATGGAATGTATAGCGTCTGGTTCGGGAAATATCCATATTCAAAGACTAACGAATGGAACCGTAGACATTAGTCACGACGATAGACATATAAACTATGTTCATAGTGGTTGGATGACTGCAAATGCCGACGCACTCATCCCTATTACGAATCATACAACACAGACCATACGAATATACTATAATGGAAGTGGTGGTAACGGTTTATGGCAGTATGGTACGTATCACGGGTCGGCGTTTTTCTTATGGGTTTCTGACATTCCCGAAAGGCGTCAGCATCACGTAGCTTAATTTGTGAGTATATATAAATGCAGTTTACGCGAGATATGATGGAAGCCATGTCGGCTTCTTCTGCTGTAAAAGAATTAATTCGGGACAACCCAGTTAGATTCAGTATAAATAGACCGTATACGTATGAAGAAATCCTCTTTCCGGAAGGGTACGAAAAACCTTCTAAGGAAGCGTACGACGAAGCGTTCACGCGTCACTTGAATATTATGTTATTCGAGGAACTCCGCCAAGAACGCAACAGACGGCTCACCGATGTGGATTGGATCTTTTCAGAAGATTATGCGATCGATGACACGTCGTACCAACAATGGCTCACGTACCGTAAAGCTTTACGCGATCTTCCCTCGGTGACTGAAGATCCATTCAACCCCGTTTGGCCGGAGAAACCGGCGACGCCTTCGGGAACGACCGAAACTAAAGATTATACCCGCGAATTACAGATCGAAAATACTCGACTCAAGAATAAGGTGGCCATCCTCGAAAACCGCCAGACACACTTTAATACACTTCTCGTAAACCTGACCGGGCGTATCGAAACGCTCGAAAGAGGTGCTTAAACGATACACACGTGTACATACTAAGATGAATGTTGTCATAGACACATTAGGATTACTAAGTTCCATACTCATAGCGATCATGTTCGTTCCACAAGTTGTCCACGTGTACAAAACAAAAGATACGCGCGCGATTGACTATACGTTTCTAAACCTAAATTTACTCGCCAGTACGCTCGGACTCGTATACTCCGTGTACTATACGGTGGTCCCCATGATCGTCGCGAATACATCTGCGGGTTTATTCTCAGTATCACTTACGTTCATGAAGATATCAAACGAAAGAAACCCGATTATACCAACTTAAAGAGGACGGTCTAAAATAACACATCCGCTCCTATAGTGTAGTTGGTAAACACTGTGGACTTTGAATCCACCACCCCAAGTTCGAATCTTGGTGGGAGCTCCTTCCTTCTTAGCTCAGCTGGAAGAGCGACAGGCTGTTAACCTGTAGGTCGTCGGTTCGAACCCGGCAGAAGGAGAAACCAACACCTTTTACATACGTGACCCGGATGTAAAAGATGTTTTGAAATAGTAGGGATGAAATATATCGCTCACCGAGGAATTTCTAGTAAGCACGAAGATAACACCGTACCAGCAATAAAAGAAGCTTTAGACCGTGAATATTACGGGGTTGAAATAGATGTACAGTTATGTAAAACAGGGGAAATTGTCGTTTACCATGATGTGTATACACCCGAAGGGTTCGTAAATGAACTCACGTTTGACGAATTAAAAAACGTGGGTATATGTTCATTACATGAAATATACGACACTCTCCCGGGAATACGTGACGTGGTACTCATAGTTGACATCAAGGGGAACGACCCGCTCGTCGCGTTCGCGTTACAGAAATTTTATCAAGACGAGGATATCAGTAAAGTTTACTTTTCCAGTTTTAACCGTAAACTCGTGACACTATTACCCTCAAATTTTAACATAGGTACGACCCTCGAAACGACTTTTGTGTCACATGAATTCGAAATGGTGACAAAGGGTGTTCAATGTGTCGTACTTCACTGGACATCACTCGACCACGAGTTTATAGCGTATTGCAAAGTTCGCGGCATCC